AGCAAAAGCACTGTACGCATTCACCAAAGATCTGATGGCAGCAGCGTCTCCTTCGTATCCCCACAGAGCTGCTCTGAACGCTGCTAGAAAAGCGCACGACGATGCCTGGGATGCTTTGCGTGCAGCTAAGAGGATCCAAGCATGAAACAAGACATCCTATTCGCCATCGCCCTGGGAGTACTCGGCGGCCTCGTTCTTGGGTGGTACTTCTGATGAGTTACTGCCCGAAGTGCCAGGCACCCGCAAGGGTGCTAGAGACGCGCCACAGCCCTGTACACGGCGTTAAACGACGCCGCCTAGGGTGTACAAGCTGCGGCTACCGCTGGACGATCCTGGGAGACGCGGCGTACTACCTCGGAAAGATCCGGGGGGTCAAATGAACCCCCCCATCCTCGAGGCCGATCGACTGCTGGCCGAGGCCAACCTGCCAACCTACACCCAAGCGATGGCAGCTCTGCTCGCCCTGGCACGCGAGATCGGCTCGATGCCGAACGTCGATCAACACAAGGTCTTCAAGGCCTGGGTGCTGCTCGACCGCTACTCCATCAACTCAAAAGGAAATTGACATGTTCGAAATCGTCGTCGTCGTCCTACTCTTCTTGATTCTTTGCGCACTATGCGATTGATAGCTCAAGAACGCATCAAAAGGCCCCTAGGGGCCTTTTTTTACGTCTCCCCCTGCCCTGACCCATCCTCAATCTGTCGAGGCTCCACAATCTTCGCGTCAATGACGTCCTCAGCGATCAGCCGAGACTTCGCAGCTTCCAAAGCATCATTAATACTAATACCCGTGTGTACTATTTCATGCTTCTGAGTTTCTGCCCATCTCATTTGAGTTTTGGTCCACCATATAAGTGAACCAGTATCTCCGGCCATGGCCTTATCGAATAAGGTCTTGCCAACCTTGCCATTAGCCTTTGCCCTGCCAACCTCTAATTCTCTTTTGAAATGAGTGCGCAGGGTATCAATATGAATCCCGTCCCTGACCAAGGCCGCGATACTCTCTTGCTGTAGCCCGTAGCCGGACAGCTTCTCGACAAAGCTCTGCTCTTCCTCGGTCGGCACGAACGCAGGCCTACCTGCCCCCGGCCGAGCACCTCCGACATTCGATCTAATTTCTTGATCTGGTTTTTCACCACCCACAATCCCATCATCCATGTTAGCGCTCCCTAACTTGTTTAAAGACTGCGTCGAATCTTGGCGATATCTGGCATATCGTCTGAGCAACCATCCTTGTATTCATCGAGCTCGGACAGCACGCGATGCACTACCGCTGGATCGCACTTGTCACGCACGATCATGTGCAAGGCTTGAATGAAAACCATAGTTTTACATTGCTCAAATGTGGCCTTTTGAACTTCCATATTGCAAGCGCCCCATGACGATTCAGAAGCGCCTTTAAACAACCTCTGGCCTTGTGCTGGCCACTTCTGCAAACCGACTTGACCGTCACCTGTCCAGATGACCATGTATTCCTTAATGCTCTTGCTCTTGCTCATTGTTTAGTCCAAAACAAAAGCCCTTGGGGACAGTCTCAGGCTTTGGGCCTGTTGGCGGACACCGAGTAGGTGCAGACTGTCCTCAAGGGCTTACTCTAAGAACCGCCGCCAAGCGGCTTGTGTGACATTTCTTCTTGTCACACCCCATTTTTTTTCCTGTGACCTGAACCCCCTGTGACAAGTGTGACAGAGTTATCTGGCCCTTAGGGGCCAGTATAACAACCTGTCACGCATTGTCAACCCCTTCAGCCGTGTGACAATCGTTACATGTCACACCATGTCACACCTGTCACACCTGTCACACCGCCCCATTTCCGTAAGATTTCAGACCCATAAAACACCCGGCGAACACCGTAGCCATGGCGTGTTCTGTCACCTGATAACCGCCTTGGACCTCGCGCATAATTCCGTTGTCTTTGAGCTTTTTCCTGGCGCGGGACAGTGCTTGCCTGCGGTTCGCGGGGGTGGCGTGCTGCCCATTTTTTTCTTCCTGGTCGTTCCATGCTTCAGCGCAGACGAATGGCAAGTCTTCTGGGGATCGGTTGTAGCCACATGCATCAATCGCGGCTTCAAGCATAGCTATAGCCTCTGGCACGCCCTTGGCCAATCCAGCGGATGATGCCTGTTCGTTTTCTGGCTTGATCCCGGGTGTAGCGATGACGGTGTTTATTGGGTCTCCGAAATTGTCTAGCGCCGTCGGGTGATTTACTGGCTTCAAATCAAAATACATGGGATCAAAGTGCCGTCCGCGGAATTTTTGGCCATGTGCAAATAGCTCTGTTATGGTTTCGCCGGGCTCACGCCACAAGCACAGGCACCCATCAATGGAGCCGACAAAAGCGCCACCTCCACGCGGGAGAAGGCTTTCTTTTGTCGCGCCTTTGGATGGATGCATCAGAGCGATAGTGCATGGCATACCGAGCGGGGCCATTAGCTCACGCATGGCAATTGCTAACGCGTGCATGGCCCGGTTGTCGTTTTCATCGTCTGCACTGCTGTGAGCTGGACCAGTATCAATAAACATCAGCTCATAAGGGCCATGCGCCACAGCCTCCGACGCAAACCGCGCAAGCTGCAAACCGTCATCAATTGCAAAAGGGCGGCGCGTGAAGTAGATGCGGCCATGCAGTGCGTCAACGCTTAAGCCCATTTCTAGCAACATCACCTCCATTCGCAAACGCACGTCCTGAGGGTTTTCGCCGCACAGGAACAAGACCTTGCAAGGCATCGTTTTCTTACCCATCAGCGGCCTTCCAAGCGCCATCATGACGGCCATATACAGGCTCACGGAGGTCTTGCCGCTGCCGGGGTTCGCTGTCATGGCGTACAGCCAACCACGCGCCAGAATATGCTGCCAGACGTAAGATATACCAACGCCTTCAGACATGAATTCACTGATCGGCACCACATTGGCTAATGCCTCAACGTGCTGCGGAGTTAGCAAGTCTTTCAGATCGTTCCCCGCCTGAGCAAAATCGTTAGCATCCCCTGGGGTTGGAATCAGAATCATTCTTGCCCCATATTTCGCTGATGCTTGCTCTGCATATCGCTGACCGATTCCGCTCTCGTCATGGTCTGCCACAATCACCAGCTCTTGAGTTGGCATCTGGTCACGCAAAGAACCAGTGACCGGAACAAGATTGCCTGCACTGTATGCAACAATGCAGGGGCGGTTCGTTACTTGGTGGATGGTGGCTGCTGTGGCAAATCCCTCAGCTATGTAAAGCACGCCCGGCTGATCGAGGGTGCCGAGCATCCAGTACATCCCGCCCGTCTGGCCGCCCGAGTGATAGAGCTTCCCGCCTGCCTCATCAATGTACTGAAGGCTTGAGAGTTCGCCCTCTGGGCTGAAGAGCGGCAGCATCAAGCGCCCGTCACCCGTAACCCGGGCTCCGTGTGCCTCGATGCCCTTACGCTTGAGGTATGGATGCTCCGGGCTTGCCTGAACACCACCCGACCAGATCGTTTCAACTGTGCTTGCGGCAACGCTTCGATCTCGCTCTATTTCTGCGTCTCGCTGTTTTTTAGCAGCAGCCACCCGGGCAATGTGAGCCATTTCTTCTGCCGGAGTCCACTTCTTCCCGCCCACATCGGCCTTGACTGTTTGCGTAATGTCTTCGCGCCAGCAGCCGAAAGTGATACATGGAATGCCGTCGGCGTGCCCAACGTACCATCCGCTGCGGTCAAATTTCTTTGACTCTGTGGATCTGAATCTGCGCAGCTTGCCATCAAGAATGATCTCGGGCACTTCCAAGCCCGCGCGCCGGATGGCCTCAGCAAATTGGATTTCCGGCGCCAGAGGAACCGGGCTCACTGGTGGCGACCAGGGGCCGCCTAAGATCTTAGATAGATCAGCCATGACGCAGAACCGCCTGGGCACTGTTTTTCATGTACTCACTCAGCGCCGCAAGCACTCTATGAGACGGATTGCAATCAGCATTGTTGCGAATGTCTCTTAGAGTGTTCGGATGCAAGCCCGTCTTCTCAGAGATGACAGTCAAGCGACGATCTTGGAGCTGTGCGCGTATCAATTCAAGTGTAAGCATGTTATTGTTAAAAAAGTTGCGTTGCGGTGTTGACATGATACGCCAGACTGAACTATAGTGTCAACACTGCACGAACAGATCCCCTGAATGTGCAGCCAAACGGAGATAGCAAAATGGAACTGATTCA